GCATCAGCCCTACCCATAACAATACAATTTGTAATAATAAGTATGGACATAGATAGGAGAAGTATATGAAACTGCAAGTGATAAGAACACAATTCGGCAAAGATGCCACATCAGGATTATTATTTATTAATGGAATCTTTGAGTGCTATACACTAGAGGACCAGTACCAGGCGGTAAAAGTAATGCACGAAACCTGCATACCTGAAGGTACTTATGATATTAAACTTAGAACTACTGGTGGATTCCATGCAAGGTATGCAGCTAAGTATGGGATTATGCACCATGGTATGTTACACATACAAGATGTACCTGGCTTTGAATATATCCTTATTCATACAGGAAATACAGATGAAAATACCAGCGGCTGTTTAATTTTAGGAAACACACAACAAGATTTAGATGTTAGTCAAGATGGTTTTGTTGGTAGTAGTGTTGCTGCTTACAAAAGATTCTATCCTAAAGTAGCAGGTGAATTACTTAAAGGTAATGATGTAACTATAGAGTACAGCAAGATTAATTTAGATACTCCTTCTGCTGATAGCACAACTCCTGATACAAATGAAATAATTATGGAGAAGTTAAGTGAGATAAAAGGATTTATGATTAAGTTAGATGCTAATATTAAAGGAAAGAATATAACATAATGTTTGAAAGATTTAAAAGAGCAAGAAACCAGGATGGAACATTTAAGACAGATGTTTGGTGGACTCCTTGGTCCGATTCATGGGAGTATAAATTGAGTGATGACCTCAAAGATATGCTTGAGAGAACTGGATGGACATTCATTGAAGCGTTCATTGGTGCTTTAACAGTTGCTCCATTAGTTGGTGTAGATGCTGAAGTTATACAGTTAGCTGCATTAGCTGGTGGTGGTGCTGCACTAGCAGTTATCAAGACATACGCTAAGAAACAAATATCTAAGTAACAGATAACCTTAATCAAACTGTTTATAATAGATAGACAGGGAGGTTAGATATTACACAAAAGAAAAAGATTCCTGAAGAGTGGGGTAATAACTTCTACAAATCAGGATGGCAACCAGGACTAGAACTAAACGAATCAACTGGGTTAGGTGAGATTACCCACGTTGGAACAGACCCTAACTATCGTAATAAGTTTGATGATATATTACGTGGATGGGGATTTGACCCAGAGTTATATGAGATAGTAGATACAGTTCGTGCATCCTCCTGGAATACCCAGCTTAAAGGTGGAACTGTTGAAACATTCTATGCCTTTAAAGGTGTAGTAAAAAAGAAAAGACCTGGGCAAGATAAATACTTTAAAGAATTATTCAAACAAGCTAAGAAGAAACCACCAGCTAAACCTAAATATAATGGTGGAGATACAGCATTCCTTTGGTTATGTAGTGATTGGCAGTTGGGTAAGCAGGACCTGGGAGTTGAGAACACAATCAAAAGGTATGACATTGCTTTACAAGATGGAGTAAATAGAATACATGAACTACGTAAAGCTGGTGTATTAATAGATGAGATATATATATTAGGACTCGGTGATTTAACAGAGAATTGTTATGGCTTCTATGATAGCCAAGCATTTAATATTGAACTCACATTGAAAGAACAGTACGCACTAGCAAGAGCTATGCTAATGAAAACAATAGATACCTTCTTACCTTTAGCTGATAAGTTAATACTTGGTGGTGTACCTGGTAACCATGGAGAAATGTCCAGGTCAAGTAAGGGTCAGGTTACTACTAACCGCCTGGATAATTCAGATACAATGCACCTAGAGATATGTGGTGAGATAATGGCAGCTAATCCTAAGAGATATAAGAAGGTTAAGGTAGATGTAGCTGATGGATTTCACCAGGTATTAAACATAAAAGGAATTAAGACTGGTCTAAGTCATGGACATATGCAAGGTGGACCAGGAGGTAACCCAGAAAATAAGATAGAGAACTGGTGGAAGGGACAGATGTATGGATTCCAGGAAGCAGGAGAATGTCAGCTGTTAATCACCGCACACTACCATCACTTCAGAGCCAAGCAGCAAGGAGATAGGACCTGGTTCCAATGTCCCTCATTAGATAAGTCAATAGATTTTACTGCAAGGACTGGACTATGGTCCCATCCTGGAGTGCTTACTCTAACTGTAAATAAAAAAGGATGGGATAACTTAAAGGTTCTATAAAGAAACCCCAACTTTTTTAAAACTCTTGTTCTATAGATAGGTTATGGAAAGGAGGTGCAGGAATGGACTCTAAGCAAATTTTAAAACAACTTGAGCAGCTTCAACATAATATACATGAAAATATTAAAGGCGAAGTTCACGACCAGCTTGATGACTTGCTTAAAGAAGCCTGGGATATTCTCTTTTATCTAACAAAACAATAATTTATAAAAGAAACCCACCCTAGGGCAAAAGGGTGGGTTCTTTTTTGTTGTTATCTATTTTTCATAACAACCTCCTAGCTTTGTGAGTAAAGTTATTACTCGTTCATATTGCTAGGAACTTTATTCTTCTTCTCCAAACATTTCAATAAAACATCTTGGGTGTGTTCCTGTCATTATTTGTTCTCTATAATCTTTGTGAATATAAGGGAATAAATCCTGGATTAATGGTCTTAGATATCTTGATGTGTACTTCCAGGTAGATTCATCCTTCTTCTTAACACGTACATATCCTGTATCTCCACAATGAATACACTTATGAGTAAACATCATGGTCCACTCATCAGGTTTAGGTTTACTAAAGTTAAGAATCATTCTTATATCCTAAATCAAATTCACCTATTGGAACTTTAAAATCTTTATCCCCATAAGCCTGGATTAAACTAATAACATATCCGAATATCTCATGTGCTGCGTTATCAGATATAGTATCTGAATTAGTAATCATAAGCATTAGATTACGTAGTATTCCATGGACCCTAGGGTTATTAACCTCCCACATCTTAGATGCTAAAATGTTTTCTTCAATAAGCATGTCGTGTACCATACTGTATTACTCCTCTTCCTTTTCTCCTTCTTCTTTAGGCTTAGGTGTTAGTGTCATCTCAACGTTAGCCATGATTGCTAACAGCTGTACCTTACCTTCCTTGTTAGTTATAGATGCTTCTTTAAATAAATGATGACCATTCTCTGTTTTTCTAGTTAGTAACTCTTGTAATAAAGTTACTTCACTTGCTTCTGATACAGATAAATCACTCATTAAGAACCATCCTTTAAGGACCAATCACCATCAGTATTAATCCAATCAAATATATTTTTCTTAGTAGCTTCACCGCTATTTAAAAATGCTTTAGCTTTAGCAGCTAACTCATCCTTACCAGCATCAATAGCATCCTTTATCTTCTCTTCAAGTATTCCTACTTGTTTGTCTGAAGGTGGTTCACCTTCCCACTTACCGCTAGGTACATCACTCATATCTTCTTCTCCTTCTATTTCTTTTACTTCAACATCTCCATCAAAGACTTCAATCACTTCATTAATTACTTGTGAGTTAGCCTTCCTGTTCTTGAACTCTGCTCTGTGCTTGTCAATAAACTTAGATGCTTCTTCAATGAAAGTTTTTTCATTGTCATCAGTATAATCAAAGAACTCTTTAGGAAATCCCTTCTTAAGATTTACTTTAGTTAGAGTAAAGTCCCAGGCTTTCCTGGCAAAGGCTGCTTCTTGACCACACATATCAAAGATAATATCTTTTAACTCCAGCTCACTGTCATAAGTTGGGGAGGCATCAGAAACCCTCGTTGGTTCTTTCGGTTCAGCTACCATTTCATTAACTACATCTTCCATTTTCTTTTGTTCTTCTTTAGATGGTTTAACTACTGGTACACTTTCAACTTCAACTACCTTCTTCATCTCTTCTTGTGTAGGTCTAGGCTTCTTATTACCCTGGTACTTCCAGTTAGCTAGTGCTCTACCTATTGCACTAGACTCACAGTTCTCAAGCCATGCTTCTTTATTAGCAAACCCACCAAGACCTTTAGTCTCCTGGGCTAGTCCACTTGATACTGGGTTTGGGTCATCCTTATCAAGGTATAGTTCTGCCTTGACTATGACCATGGTCCCATCATCTGAACTTCTTACCACATCTGTATTGATTCTCCCATTAGGATTATCCTTCCAGAATTTTTTTAATCTATCTTCTACTAACTCATAGTTATCTAAGTTAAACTTAGCCATTACTTACCTTCCTTACTTGCTATTGTGTAGGCATGTTTGCGAGAGACTCCAGCTGCCTTAGCTATTGTCTCAACAGTCATGCCTGTATCTTCTCTACTATTAAATAAATGTCCAACCATATTGTTGCGTAACTTAGTGTCATCTTTAATACGCTTGGATATTTCCTTTAATTCTTTATACATCATCTCTTCTAAACTTGGTAGATTCATAACTCATATACCTCTATTAAACATTCAGTACAGTACATACTCTTTTGATTCTTGTTAAGTGTAACTCCACACTCAACACACATTCTAGTTCTTTTGTTCTGACTGACTTTAAATTCTTCTAGTGTTGCTTTGATGTCTAACTCTGGGCTACCCATATCAGCCATCAAACTATTTAAGTGTTTGTTTTTCCACTTGCGTTTTTTATTACGCACTCTTCCTTCCTTCCTATTATATTATATTGTTACTAAGAGACAGATTCTTCTAGCTTAACCTGTGGAATCCTGAATAGTTTGCACATTGTATTTAAACATAATTGCTTAGCACTTACTATATGTAATGCTCTTCCGCAATACATGCACATCCAAGTCTGCTTCAATGTTACCTCCTGGTACATCTATTAGTAACCATTATATACAACTAATATATTATTTGTATAAGTTTTGTTGTTGTTTTTTTGCGTGTCTTAATTCTCTCCACTGTCCATACATTGCATATAGACCTATGAGTACAGTACCCATAAGGACAGAGAACCCTGTTAGTATAATGAATCCTTGTACACTACACATTTAATTCTCCAATCTGTATTCTGTTATCTACTTCTGGGTCATACTCACCAGGAGTACGAACCAATTTATATTTAGCTGTCTTGCCATGAGATGCTATGTTATCTATTACCCATCCTTCCTGCCTTAGCTGGTGAATGTGTGAAGATATCCTTGGTATTCCAAACGTGTAAACAAATTCATTTGAACTAACTGTTGATTCATTCATTGCCCTTGCTTGTTGCAATGCCCACTCAACTTTAGCTCTCTGACTTTTAAACATTGGTATAGGTACCTTGTCTTTAAAGTATGCTGCATCCATTACTTACCTTCCTGTATTAATTCTAATGCAGGTGATACGTTCTTTGTCTTTGCAATTAAAGCACCACCTTTTTTCTTGCTTTTTAATTTTCTTCTTTGCTTCCTATTTAATTTCATTCCTTACCTTCCTTCCTATTATTTTTTATTAGGAATGCAATCAACTGCGTTCCTAATAATTTTTATTTGTTGTAAGTTTCCATTTAAGTAATTAAGTTCTTTTATTGTGAAAAAGAATCCACAACTAGAACAAACTAATTTACTATATTCTTCCTGTTTAAATTTGTGTACTTCATAAGCGTTATTTAATCTTGCTAATATGTCCTTAATAAGTAATTTATTATTAATTATTTTTACCATTCCTTGCCTTCCTTAATTATCTTCATAATAAGTAAGCCATTTGTTTATTAAATAAAACCAATACTCATTCCATTCAATAACAAATACCCCACCTTGTATCGTGAATCTTCTTTCCTTTCTCCATTGTTTGTAGAAATATTTAGCTTGTATGTTGTTAAGTATTCCTACAATATGAAACATAAAATAACCGAACTTTGCTTTGGATGATTCCTTACTGATTAATATATGCCAGGTACTGGACCACCCTTGAAATAATATTTCCTTTAGGCTAGACATAATCTTTACCTATTTCTTCTAACTGATTCTCAATACAATCAGGACATAACAACTTACTTCTTCTATCTGATTCAATAATCACATCCCCTGGCTTATCATAGTGTATGCTTTGAGAGACTATGTGTTTACATCTGTGTTTAATTTCTACCCACTTCCATTCTTTAAACACTTCATCTTCATCAGAATCCATTGGCACTGGTTCCTGTTCATGTATCATACGTAACTTATTTTCTTCCTTCTCTGTCGGAATAGGTTTATTGTTACGATACTTACCTATTAATCTAGCCATCTTTAATGTCCCCATCCTGCAGCTGTCTCTCTCATTGGCTTACCATCCCATGGTCTAGCAAGACTATAGCTACTCGTTTTTATATATCCATCTTGTGGAATCTTGGTTCTCTCTTCACCTATTACCGCATCTTTAACTGGAACTACCATCTCTGTACCTATGCTTGTTGATACTATCTTGCTACCAATCTTGACTATCTTAATTGATGCTTTTAATTTCTTAGTAACTAAATAGAAATCTACGTTGGTCTGGTCATAACCCCAGCTATCAACAAAGATGTCTCCAACTTTAATTGATTCAAAGAACTCTGCCTTTTCATTCTCCTTCTTTAATTTCTGTTCAGCTTTATATTCTTTAGCCATCTCTATCTTGCAGAAGTAATCAGAAATATATTTATCCATTTGTTTTTTATCTCTGAATTTGTAGTACCAATCGTACTTATTTTTCTTACCACTCCAGGCAATAGCAACCAGTTTTGTTTTATTAACCAGGACCAGGACCTCATCCTCTGGTATGTTGGTTAATGTTTGCTCTACCTTTTCGTAGCCCTCTTGTCCTACCATATATTCTCTAGTCTTTAGCATTATCCTCCTCTTCGTACTTAGCAAGTTTCTTTTGAAACTCTTGATACTTTTTTATATCTTCGGCAATATGTTTCATAAAATCTTCTGGAGTTGTTGTAACTTCCTTGCCTGTTTCCATATTTAATATTTTCATTTACTTACCTTCCTTATCTGTTTTCTTATTCAAGTCATAGGTCTCTGTCTTAACTTCATTACCAAAGATATCTACCCAGGTAATCTCTATTGGTTCACTTGACATTGACTGCCCCCTTCTTATCAACATAGAATTGACCAAAGAAATTTCTTGCATTGTAAGGACTTGGTCCAACAAAAGTTATTTCCCCTTGCTCTTCTAGTATCTCTTTAGTAACTGGTCCAGCATACTGTTCAGGTCCAATCAGATTAACTGCTTCAACATAAATAGTATTTAATTTACCAGCTGCAATTAAATCTTTTAATTGCTTTTTACTCTTAGGTCTCTGTTCAAAACCTACTTCATCATCAATGATGAACACTCCTTGAGCACTCATTTATTTACCTTCCTTTTTTACCATCACTTATTAGACTCAACCTTCTCCAATTTGGTTACATGTTTTTTATTTTTTTTATACTGTTTATATTCGGTGCAGTTTATAAGTGGATGTGTTGGGCAGAATGTTGGGATGAAATACTCTTGCATGTATTCCTTATGGCTACTGAATCCAGGGAATCTCTTAGCAAACTCTTCATCTTTCATTGCCCACTGTTCCTTAGCTAAATCAAATGGTGTGTGTACCATGTGTTCAAAGGTTATCTCGTTTAATTCTTTCAGAGTGTATTCCTTCCAAACATATTTACCTTCGGTTATCAAGAATGTTTTCTCTACGTACTCATCAAGCGGCATCCCATCAACAACACCATCAACAGAACCATCAATATATTTTGCACTGATTGAACTATCGTAAACAGTTTTGGTTTTCTTATTCAATAAGAATGCGTGTCCTCCATAGTGTTCGCCACCTTGGAAGATATCTCTTAAAGCATGGACCACAACCCAGTCATGGTTTGGTTCATGGTCTTTAGTAAAAAACTTGCTGCTGTTTATAGCCTTGAACGCAGCAGGATAACAATCACCAGCTCCCATTACTCTCCTTCCTTTTTAATACTCTGTATCTTGAATGAATCCAACTTTATTTCCATTCAGGTCATACAGATTTATATAATCTTTTGTTTTAATTTCTGGTACATACTTTGTTAATATTCTTTGAACTTCAAAGACTCTATCATTACCAAACGATTCATTATCTGTTTCTATTTCTATATTAATTATCATTATTTACCTTCCATTTCTACTTTGCTATGTACTCGCATACACATACTACATATACGATTAGTCATAGATATTTTTTCGTATAGTTCCTCGCACAATTTACACTCTA